ATCGACCTGACGTTTCAGATCCTCTACCTTGACGGTAATGCCGAGGCTGGGATTCGCCTTGATCCAAACGGCGGGATTCATCCAATCGTCGCCGGCATCGATGGTAGCGATATAAGCGAACCAGCTATCGGATGCTTCTGCAGGAACAGTGCTCTCTAAAACTTTTATAGAAAATTCATGGTGCTGGCGGCAAATCGACTGGCGGTTATAACCAGCAGTGGTGATTTCAAAAATTAGTGGCTGGCGCCGCGCGCCGGTCGCCGTGTTTAATTTCTGAATGATCTCCGCATTCGGGTGCTCATGCACTTCATCGACCGCTGCGAAATGCACGTTGAGGCCGTCCATCTTCGAGGCATCCGCCGACAGTGGTCGGAACCATGATGATGTAGGAATCACCGCCAGATTATTAACGGTAGCTGTCACCCGCGCCCTGAGCGGCGCGCTGGCGCTAACCATACGTTCGGCTTCGCTGAAAACGATACGCGCCTGATCGCGCGTGGTGGCGGCAGCATACACATGCGCGCCCAACTCGTGATCGGCAATTAAAGCGTAAAGTGCTGTGCCCGCCAGTAAAACCGACTTGCCGTTCTTTCGCGCCACCTCGACGTAAGCGGTGCGGAAACGGCGCAAACCATCGGCGCGCTTCCATCCGTAGAGCGAACCGATGACAAAAGCCTGCCAGGGCTGCAGCTCAAACGGCTGGTTTGCCCATTCGCCTGTCGAATGACGCAGATGCCCGAAGAACGCTATCGCATGTCGCGCAGCGTCGCCATCCCAGACGAGGCCGCGCTCTCCAGCGTTCTTCAGGTCGTTAAGATGCCGCTTGCAGGTGAGCTTGACCAGTTTTCCTGCGACGATTTTGCCGCGAACCACGGCGTGCGCGTAAGCCTTGACCGGACAGGCTGGCTTACGTTTCTTTGCCACGATTGAGATACTCCTCGAACGGGTCGACGGTGTCGGATGGCATCTCCATGCGGATGCGAGAGCGCGCCGAAGGCGTCAGGCCGAATTCGCTTTCGATCTGCGCCATTTGCAGCAAACATTTATTGGCTACCGCCAGAAACGGATTCTGGATAACGTTGTCAGCGGCTGTTTTGACCACGGGGCCGCGCTTTTTAATTTCTGCTTCGGCATCGATCCAGCGGCACCACACTACTGCAAAGCGGGCAATCGCGTTTGCATCGAGTTCGGTCATGATGCCATGGCGAGCCAGCATCTCGGCCACCTGCGTGAACTTGGTCTTTGCCCGTTCATCAAGATGATCCGGTGGCTCTGGCACAACCAAAGGCGGCATCGGTTCATTTTCGTTTAGACGATGTGGCCGGGCGGTTCCTTTGACGATTTTTAGATGCGTTGGAAGTGGTGGGCGTCCCATCATAACTTATACCCGCATTTTGTGATTGTGGTGCTATATCGCCGACCTCTTTCCGCACGGCGTTCTTGCCGGTAAACTCTTCCCAGCGCTTGACGATCACGTCGCAGTATTTGGGATCAAGCTCGATCAGGCGCGCCTGCCGACCAATTTTTTCGCAGGCGATCAGCGTGGTGCCGGAGCCGCCGAAGCTATCAAGCACGATGTCGCGGCTCTTGCTGCTGTTGCTGATGGCGCGTTCCACCAGTTCGACCGGCTTCATGGTCGGATGCAATTCGTTCTTTTGTGGCTTTTTGACGAACCACACATCGCCCTGGTCGCGCGCGCCACACCAGAAATGCTTGTCGCCTTCTTTCCAGCCGTAGAGGATCGGCTCGTACTGGCGTTGATAATCAGCGCGTCCCATCGTGAAAGTGTTCTTCGCCCAGATGACAAAAGTCGACCAGTGGCCTCCAGCTTCGGTGAACGCCTTCTGCAGCGTGTGCAGTTCGGAGGACGACATGCAGATGTAAACACCGCCCTTGCATACATTCAGCATGTTGCGGCAGGATGCGTGTAGGAAACTGTAAAAGTCTGCACCGAGATTATCATTCTTAATGGTGCGATTATTGCCGCGCACCTTATCTTTCATTGAGGTTCCATAATTTACATTATATGGCGGATCCGTGAACACCATATCCGCCAGCGCGCCATCCAAAACCTTTTCCACATTTGCAAGCACGGTGCTGTCGCCGCAGAGCAGGCGATGATTGCCGAGCACATACATATCGCCTGGCTTAGTAACCGGCTCGACGGGAGTCTCCGGCACCGCATCGTCGTCGGTAAGACCTTTATTTTCTTCATCATCCAAAAAACCAAGTTCATCGGATTTGAAACCTATCAAGGCGAGATCGACACCGGCTGACTGCAGGTCTTTCAACTCCACGCGCAGCATCTCGTTATCCCAGCCGGCATTGAGCGCCAGCTTATTATCGGCGATGATGTAGGCTTGTTTTTCTGCCGGCGTCATGTGCGCCAGTTCAATCACCGGCACCCGCGTGAGTCCCAGCTTACGCGCCGCAAGAATGCGGCCATGCCCAGCAATTACGCCATTTTCGCCGTCGACCAGAATTGGATTTGTCCATTTAAATGCGCGTATGCTGGCGGCGATTTCGGCAATCTGTTCGTCGGAGTGCGTTCGCGCATTTCGTGCGTAGCCGATCAGCTCATCGAGCGGGCGATATTCAATCGCAAGGTCATCCTCATTAACCTCTCCCATTTTAGACCCCCCCCCATCGACTTTTGGCCACGGATGCGTAAAACCCCAAACCGGTCGCATCATTGAATTTGCTGCATTTTTAAACCCCCCGCCGCCTGTCATGGATGCGGTTGTGACAACTGCGGTGAATCGCACGAAGATTGGCAGGATCATCGGTGCCACCGCGCCGCCTCTCGATCAGATGGTGCGCGGTGTCGGCGCCGGGCTTACCGCAAACATGGCAGGTGCCTCCGTCGCGGGCGATCACCCATGCCGCCAGCTTGCGCCAGGCTTGCGTGCCGTAGGAACGATCCACCTGATCGCGGCGCACGCGCTTCGCCGGCTTCCAGCCGTGTGGCCGGTGGACTGGCGGCTTCCAGGGCATGTGTGTTAAATTGATTGTTTTGATCAAAAAAGTGCGCCGACCGCTTGGATCGGCGCTGAGAACGGGAGGAGTGACATGAAAAAGAAGCGACTCACCTAAACGCAATTCGTCGATTCTGTTTGAATTGATAGCATGTAGGTGCACCTACTGTCAACATAAAATCTTTCAACATCAATAGGTTGAGCCACAAACAATATTACAAACCAAATAGGTGTGCGCGGAAAGCGTAAGCACATTAGGGTTTGCCACGCTCTCCGGCGCTTGGTGGGATAAGGTGCGCGGTAGGTATGAGTATGTTGCTACTTGCACAGCTCTCGACGCGCTAACCGCAAATTCTGGCGTTCAACGTCGAGCATGTTACTACTCGCACAGTTCTCGACGCGCTAACCGCGAATTCGGGCGCATTCGGCCAAGAACATCTCACTGTTCGCACAGTTTCCGACGTGATAACCGCAAATTCGGGCATTCAACGTCGAGCATGTTACTGTTCACAAGGGTTTCGACGTGCTAACCCCGAATTTTCGGGTTCAACGTCGAGTGAATCGCTGTTCACACGGTTTCCGACGCCTGAAAGGCGAAATTGTGCGGCAAATGCAGGTGTCACTCGTTCTTATATTTTGTGCCGCCGAGCGAGCGGAAAGCGGCGACCAGTTCATCCAGCGCTTCGCGGAAACGGATCATGCCGTAGCCCTTTCGCCATGCCCTGGATTGTTCGTATGCTAAAAGGCTCTTTTCGTCGCAGCAAATCAGCTTCACGATTTCCTGAGAGCCGCGGCTTAGTCGCTTCATCATCCGCACATGCAGGTGAATGGCGTTGACGATGCTTTCGACCGGATAGAGTTCGCCGTTGACGCTGGCCTGGACGCTGACGATATCGACCGCCTTGCAGGTGTTGTGCAAGGAGCGTTCGTAATTGCAGGCCAGCCGGTCGGCGGCGCGATACTGATCCTCGCTGATGCCGCGCCGGTATTTTTCGCCGATGCCGTTGTCCTCGTCGATCAGGTACAGGCGGTGGTATTTGTCGATAGGGCGCTTGTCGCGCACACGCAGCGTATAGGCTCCCTGATCGGTCTTTACCCGCTCCAGCGCGTGCCTGGCTTTGAATTCGGGCGTCGGCTCGACGGCTTCGAGGATGAACTCCGGCTTCGCCGCACGCTCCCCCTGAATGCCACTTTTCTGTTTCTTCCTGCGCTTGCCCATCGTCATTTCTCCTTCTTCGATTTTTTGCGTGCGTAAACCTCGTGCGCGAAATAGCGCCAGCTCTTCGGCGGATCGGTGGAACTGCGTTCGCGGCTTTTCAGCGCCGCTTCGACGGCGGGCAGGATATGCAGGAACAGATCGCAGCCGTTCCCGATCCAGCTGATGACGATCTGGTAATCGCCGGGCGGCTGCAGCTTGTGTTTTTCGAACAGCGCGATCGCCTGATTCACGAACCGCGCCGCGCGTTCCTCTAATTCGGGTTTTCCACAAAAATCGCCGCCGCCATCCTCTAGAAGTCTAAAATTATTATTTTTATCTGATTTAGATTTAGATTGATCTAAAGCGCGCGCGAGCGCGTGCGCGACGCCGCCTTCCGTTTCGCTCGCATAGCCTTGAAAATCCTCGTTATTTTCGGTATCGCTATTTTTGCCTGCTGACTTATCCACATGGGGGGCTACCCCCCTGGTCGCCGGGGGGGTAGCCTGGGGGGCTGCATGGGGGGCAGCCTCCCCAGCGCCGGATTTTGATTCCTTCTTTTTCGCGGACGAAATACCATACTCGACGCGCAGGCGATTCTGCGTGAGGAACCCCGGTGAATGCTCGATCAGGTAGGGCATGATCTGCTGCTTTACCTTCAGCCATTTATTGAGATTCACGGGGAGCACCTTTGAGATGTGCTTATCGTCGTCACGGATTTTTCCGCCATGCATCCACATGGTGCATAGCAGGCGCATGTAAACGCCTTGTTCTTCCTCGGTCAGATCGACCGTATCTTTGCAATAGGCGGCGGGAAAAAACCGCATGTAGGACGGCCTACTCATTGGCGTCTCCGGCATTGGAATCGGTTTCTACCAGGCGGAACACGGTCGCGCCGATCAGCGACGCCGGGCCGCCGTCCGGCTTCTTCGCCATCATGTCCTGCAGCGCCAGGGGAGAGACGAAACGCTGCAGCAGCGCCGAGATCAGCGCGCAGGCATCCTCCATGATCAAATCGACGTTGGAACCGTGTTTGAATCCGGAAACCTGCACTTCGCCGATGCGGTCACCTGGATAAAATCCTAGCGTCAGGTAAAAGCGGACGCCTTCGAATTCACATTCGACCGTCTCGATCATGCGACGTGGAGGCAGTGCATCGTCGGTCATAGGACATTACCGATCATTCCTCACAGGTTTCGCCGATGGCGCTCAGGTAAATGTCGAGCAGCGCCTGCTCTTCGTCGATTTCGTGCTTCTCGCGTTTGCGCATGCGCAGGATCATGCGGATGATCTTGGTATCGAAGCCTTTGCCTTTGGCCTCGGCCATGATGGTGGCGATATCGTCGCCAAGACCGGCGCGTTCTTCCTCGATGCGCTCGATGCGTTCAATGATCGAGAGCAGATCTTTTCCAACGATCCCGTTTACGTTGACCAGCGATGGCGTCAGCGTCGATTCGGACATAGCGTTTTTTCCTTTTCTTCGATGGTTGCAACATGCTCTGAAGTTCCTTCGGCACCGCACCGATCTCGTACCAATCCTCCGGGCGCACCGCGCCCAGCGTGATCCAGTAAATCTTCACCACCTCATCGTGATGCGGGATGGATTCACCCCTGACGCATGCGGAAAGGCGCTGGTAAGGCATGCCGATAGCCTTCGCCAGCGCCTGCTGCTTTGTTCCGGTCAATTCGATCCATGCGCGAAGTTTCATAATTCGTTTAGCATGGATAAAACGGAAATAGTTGTCAATTGATTTTTCCGTTATTCGTATTGGACTGGAATTTCAATATGGTGTATATTCCCAAACATTATGCCGCGTAAAAAAGTAGACCGTGTCCCTAACAGCCTCCGCTATATGCGGGTTCGCCGAAGCATGTCCATCGAGACGCTATCGGAAGTCACCGGCATTCCGCTGACGACGCTGCATAGGCTTGAGACAGGCCAGCCTATAGGCGATTACCTGCTTACCTTGTCCACCGCGCTCAAATGCGATCCGCGTGAGATCATGACGCAGATTGAGGAAGTGCCGACCGTGCCGATTGTAGGGCTGATCAAGAACCAGTCCTACGTGAAAATGCTGCCCAAGAAGGAATGGCGCAAAGCCGTTCGCGTCGAAGGCCTCGGCGCTGGCGTACAGGCGGTGCGGGTTGTCGGAGAGGCGCTGAAACCGCATCACGGCAGGAATGACGTGCTCTATTTCCACGGCGAGCCGGAGAAGAATCCCAAATTCTTCCTTGAGCGCGAATGCTTGGTTGATTTGCCCGAAGGAAAACGGCTTCTATGCTGGCTTTCCGCAGGCGGCAAGAAGGGGTATTACACCTTGTACCCTTACGCGGCGATGAAGCCGATTTTCGACCAGCCGCTCCAGAACGTCTACCCCGTTCTGCATGTAAAACGCAGCTAAAATAAAAAAATATTTTTTCCGTTTATCGCCAGGCGCAGTGCTCTTTTGCGATAGGTTTCGGTCGTGCGTTTTTACGATACAACGGAAATAGTTGTTTACAAGTCCTTCCGGTTTATGATAGCGGATTATACATCGTCACTTGCAGAAGCGGGTGATGAGAACAACCAAAACCGGAAGAATCCTTATGGCGAATCCTTCCAGAAAAGACGGCGCAAGCCTGTTTCGGAAAATTATGCGGCGGCTCGTCATAGGGCTGCTTCTGTTGATGTTTGCGCTGCTGATCGACTGGCTGATTTTCAACCTTTACCTGGGCTGCTGCGAAGGCGGTGTGTGCTGGCCGGATATCTATCCACAATGCCGCAATAAGCATTTCCGGGAATTTTACGGAGACGATTATGGCAAAAGCAAATGAGATGTCCGCAGAGGCGGACACTATCGATCGGCAGGTCGGCGCGAAAATCAAAAACCTTCGCAAGCATTTATGTTTTACGCAAGAAGAGGTCGCCGAAGCGCTGGGTGTTAGCTATCAGCAAATCCAGAAATACGAAAACGGCAAAAACCACATTGCGGCGGGCAAGATATATCAGATCGCGCAGCTGCTCAAAGTGCCGGTGCAATCCCTTTTTCCCGGTCGGCAGCTGGGCGAGTTCGAGCCTGTCACCACGAAAAGGCTGAGGATGATGCGAATCGTCGCCGCGCTGGACGAGCAACACCATGATGACATGCTGCGCCTGCTGCGCGCACTTGAACGCATGGTGCTCGGCGTATCAAGTGGTGATTGAGGGGCTTATGCTTAAACATCCTTCTGACATGACACCGGGTGAGCGCATCGAGGAAATCGCGTCGATTCTGACTATCGCCATAATCAGGTCGCGGCTGAAAAAGCTGAGAAAGAACAGAGACAATTCACTGGACTGTTCGGCGGACACGAGTGTCTATGCCCCACGCGAGGAGGCGAAAAACCATGCATGACAACACCTTGGCAAGGCTGGCGCACTTAAGAAAATCCACCGTCCCGGAGCTTATGAAAAGCTGGGAGGAATTGTTCGGCACGCCGCCGCAATCCTGCAACCGGCCATTCCTAGAATCGCGGCTGGCGTATCGCATACAGGAATTAAGCCACGGCGGCCTTTCCGATGACAGCAAGCGTCGCCTCAAGAAGCTGCGGGAAGATGCCTTCGATCAAAAACGCAACCCAAACCTTGTCCGGCTACCGGCCGGAACCATCCTGGTGCGTGAATGGGGCAGCGTTGAACATCGCGTGCGTGTGCTTGTCGACGGATTCGAATATGCGGGAAAGCCGTTCAACAGCCTGAGCGCCATTGCCCGCGCCATCACCGGCACGAACTGGAACGGCCCGATGTTCTTCGGGTTGCGTAATAAACAGGGAAGGAAAAGTGCATGAGCGAAAAGCCCCGCATACGCTGCGCCGCCTACACCCGCAAATCCCACGAGGAAGGGCTGGAGCAGGAATATAATTCGCTCGACGCGCAATACGACGCCGCGGCGAATTATATCCAAAGCCAGCGGCACGAGGGCTGGATGATCACGCCGGAGCGTTACGACGATGGCGGTTTCACCGGCGGCAACCTGGAGCGACCGGCCCTGAAAAGGTTGCTGGCCGACATTCAGCGCGGCATGATCGACGTGGTGGTGGTCTATAAGATTGACCGCCTATCGCGCTGTTCGATAAGCATAATGTGACCTTCGTCTCGGTCACGCAGCATTTCAACACCACCACCTCGATGGGCAGGCTGACGCTCAACATCCTGCTCTCCTTCGCGCAGTTCGAGCGCGAGATCACCGGCGAACGCATCCGTGATAAAATAGCCTCGTCAAAAGCCAAGGGCATGTGGGTCGGCGGGTTTCCGCCGCTGGGCTACGACCTGGTCGAGAAGAAACTTATTGTCAACGCGCAGGAAACGGAGATTGTCCGTTTTGTTTTCGAGCAATTCTCCTACCACGCCTCTGCGACAAAACTGGTCGGGCAGCTGGCGGAACGCGGATACAAGACCAAAGAGTGGATGACCGTCAAAAAGCAGCAAAAGCATACGGGCAGGAAAATCGACAAGCAGGCGCTGTACCGGATGTTGCGTAATCCGGTGTATATCGGGCGGATCCGGCATAAGGACAAAACCTATGACGGCCAGCATCAGCCCATCATCTCTATGGAATTGTGGGATAAGGCGCAGCGCATTCACGCCACGGATCCGGTAAAGCGCCGCAGCAAAAGCCGCGAGAAGCTCGGTTTTATCCTGCGCGGCTTGATTTTCGATACCGAAGGCCGCGCCATGACGCCCAGCTTCACCCGCAAAAAAAACAAAAGGCTCTACCGTTATTACGTGAGCACGCGTGCCATCAAGGAAGGTTACGACCAAAGCCAGTTCGCCAGCGTTTCCGCCGACCAGATCGAGGAACTGGTGATTGCGCAGGTCAGGCAGATGATCACCGCGCCGGAGGTGGCGTACCAAACCTACAAGCTGGCCAACGCCAAGGACGAGGCCGTAACCATTAACGATGTGCAATATGCGCTGGCGGAATTCAACAGCCTGTGGGATCAGCTTTTCCCGGTCGAAAAAAACCGCATCATCGAGCTGCTGATTGAGCGCATCGAGATATGCGGCAGCGGCGTCAACATCACCTGCCATCCCAACGGCCTGGTCACGCTGTGCCAGGAAATGCAAAGCTACAGGATGGCCGCATGAACGCGCAGCAGCCGATGCCCGGCCAAAACGTCACCATCAACGAGAACGGCTCTATCACCCTTAGCGTACCGTTCGCCATCAAACGCAAGAGCGGGCGGCGTTACATCGTCACCCCTGACAACGTCCCGCTGCAGTACGCAACGCCGAAACACCACGAACCGCTGGTCAAGGCGCTGATCAAGGCTTTCCATTGGAAGGAGATGCTCGACACCGGAATTTTCCACACCCTTACCGAGATCGCACACAAGGAGAAGCTGAATATATCCTACGTTCGGCGTGTATTCAAAATGACGCTGCTGGCGCCCGATATTATCGCTGTCATCCTCGACGGCAAACAGCCGCCATACCTGTCGGTGGTGGATTTCGGGAAAGAAATCCCCCTCGATTGGAACGAGCAGCGCCGCAGGTTCGGCTTTCCCGAAATCCCCACCATAACCCAATAGGAGAATGTCATGATGGCCAATGAAAACACCACACATCCGTTACTTGTCCGCATTATGCATACGGAAGGCGATCCGGTTTTCGCCGTCTCCCGGCATGACCGCGCGCGGATCGTGGTCGACCAGCTGGCCGACATCGCGCCGGAGCGCGTCGGCATCGCGCATTTGCTGCTGACGGCTCCCGCCATGTACGAAATGCTCAAGGAAACGCTTGACTGGATGGACGAGCAGTATCCGGCCGATAAATACCCGCTCGATCCGGATAACCAGTACCGGAAAAATATCCACGACCTGGTAATCGCCAGGCGGCGCGAAAATATCCGCAGCGTCCTCATGCAGGCGGAAGGGCCGCAGGAAACGGTGGAGGAACGCTATGCCTGACGTTCAATATCTTCCGGCCATTATCGAGACGGATGATATAGCTGCCGGGAAAAAAGAATACCGCGTCATCACGCGGGTGAAAAACAACCTGCTGCTGACGGCGATCGAGAAGGCCGGTTACGCATCGGTCGTCGAATTCGCGGCGAAAATGGGGATAGAACCTTCCAAGCTCCGTGCCATCATCAATTTCAGATATTCGCCTTTGGATAAAAACGGGAATTGGCGTCCCATCGTCCACAGGATGTGCGAAGCGTTGAATAAAATGCCGAGGCAGCTGTTCACCGAAAGGCAAATGCACATCCGGAATGCCGAAGCCAAAACTACAGAAGTGTCGGAAGCGGAGGCGGTATGGGCACTGGAGCATTCCGGCGGCGACAATCCACTGCAAATGTTGGAAATGAATGAACGCTATGCCACTTTGCGGGCGGCGCTCGATGTGCTGACGCCCCGCGAGAAAGAGATAATGACGCAATACTACGGACTCGACGGCGAACCACAGACCATAAAGGATTTAGCGGAGAAGTTCGATCTATGCAGAGAACGGCTGACGCAGATACACAACAAAGCTCTGCTAAAATTGCAGCGCCAAGCCAGTATATGCCAGCTCAAAGGAGCCAGATTCGATTGAATTCCTATCGTCTTGGGAATGCTATTTTATTTCCCATGCGGTCACAATAGTTAACCAACAGTTTGGCGCTATTGCTTGATTTACCAAGAGTTAAGTAGTAAATAATCAAGTAGATACGTTGCCTATGTGGTAAAGTGACCGCTAAAACCTATCCATGAGACCTGATTTTATGTCAGACGATAGCAACATACGCCCAGAGAGATTATTTGAAGTCGCGGCTGCCTATGCCCAGGCGGATCCGGAGGAATTGAAAATATTCATGGCGTATTTTCATCAGGTATTGAAAAGAACGGCAGAAAAGAACGGTAAGCAGCTGGGGTTTGATATGGACGTATCGCACGGCGCATTTACTGCCGCTATGCTTGAGCTTGCAGAAGAATTTGCTCCTGCTGGAGGTAAGGCGAATAGTGAAATTATAGCGCGTCTGCGCCGCATGCGCATGCTGCAGAGTAGTAGCTAAGTCCAAATAATAATATTTCATACTAATCTCACCCTCTAGCCAATCTCTATTTCGAACCTTAACTTTTGTGATTGTATAATTTCCAATAGGTTAGGTAACCGCACTTTTTCTGCCAAAGTGCGGTTACCCTGAGAGAAACGCCCGTCTGAGAGAAAAAAACCGACTTTTGACGGCAAGCCGCTGACGGTTGTCCTCCCGCTGAGTGGCGCATTTCCTGCGGTTCTCAGCGGCATAATTATGGGCTGAGAAAAAAGTTTAGAAAATATTTGGCGGAGGGGACGAGATTCGAACTCTCAATACGGATTTTTACCATTTTCGCTGGACTTCCCTGTTTTAGCAAGCATTGCTGGTGTTGCGGGCTTACCTCCGAGCCTGTGGTCAAGCCTGAGCCTGATTGCAGGCTTGTGTCAGTGCAAGCGCCGGAATAGTTCCGGCGCCATACACAAAGGAGGCAATATGCCAAAATCTCAGAAGAAGAGCGTTGCTCACAATAGCAAACCGCAAGTTACCCGTAAATCCAGTAAGTCTGCAGAAAAAGCATCGGTGAAGATTACGAAGCCGGTAAAAGGTGCGAAGCCCGAGGCTCAGCCCAAGACAACAAAGAAAATTGCCACCGTACCAGAAAAATCTCCACGGAATTCGAAGCAGTCCAGGATACTGGCGCTGCTTCAGCGACCTTCTGGTGCCACAGTCGATGAAATGGCCAAGGCGACCGACTGGCAGCGACACAGCGTGCAGGGCATGATGTCGGGCGTGTTAAAGAAGCGGCTGGGTATGACCATTACCTCTGCCAAAGAAGAGCATGGGCGGGTCTATCGCATAGCAGGTGGCCGGGCGTGAAGCGCCTCATTGATGCGGATAGCCTTGCGAGGGAATTGGCAAGTCTATCCTATCTTGACCGTGAAGCACTGATTGAGCGTTGGCGGAAACTCTATGGCTCTAAGCCGCCGGTAAATCTAAGCCACAGGCTGCTGGTGCGTGCAATTGCATATCGGATGCAGGAACAGGTATGGGGTAGCCTGAGACCTGCCACCCGGCATCAGCTGGCAACGGCAGCAAAAGGTAATGACGAGATGAAGCGTCCCACATCTGCTATTAATCCTGGTACGCGGTTAATCCGGGAATGGCATGGCCATACCTATGAGGTTGTGGTGTTGGAAGATGGCATGTTATTCCAGGGAAAGGAATATCGATCTCTAACGGAAGTGGCTCGCATTATCACCGGTGTCCATTGGTCAGGGCCGACTTTCTTTGGTCTTAAGAGCAAAAAGGTCATGCGGTCATGATTCTTCGCTGTGCCATTTATACTCGTAAATCCTCCGAAGAAGGACTGGAACAGGAATTTAACTCGCTGCATGCGCAGCGGGATGCATGTGCCGCCTATATCGCCAGTCAGAAGCATGAGGGCTGGCAGCCGATAAAAACGCATTATGATGATGGTGGGTTCAGCGGTGGCAATATGGAGCGCCCGGCGCTGAAACAGCTACTGGAAGATATCGCAGCCGAGAAAGTTAATATAGTAGTTGTTTATAAAGTGGACCGCCTGTCACGTTCGTTGCATGACTTTGCGCGCATGGTGGATGTTTTTGATAAGCACAATGTATCATTTGTCTCGGTGACGCAGCAATTTAATACCACCACCTCTATGGGCAGGCTGACTCTTAATGTATTGCTTTCCTTCGCGCAGTTCGAACGCGAGGTAACGGGTGAACGTATTCGGGATAAAATCGCTGCATCGAAGAAGAAAGGCATGTGGATGGGCGGGTTTATCCCGCTCGGTTATAATCTTAAAGACCGCCAGCTGCTTATCAATTTCGAAGAGGCAAAGACTGTCCAGCATATTTACCGGCGATACCTGGAGTTGGGATGTGTGCGCCTGTTACAGGAAGAATTAGTTACACAAGGTGTGCGTTCAAAATCCAGACAAGATAGTGTGCGGCCCGGCGGCGGCATCATATCGCGCGGGGCGTTATATAAAATTCTCTCTAATCCGATTTATATCGGGCAAATTCGGCATAAAGGCATCTGCCATCCGGGACAGCATGAAGCTATTATCGATCAGATGTTATGGAACAAGGTGCAACAGCACATGGCAGGAAATGCAGTAGAACATAAAATCCGCCTTCAGGATACTGCGCCGTTGAATAACAAACTATTTGATGCTTCCGGCGAACGATTAAGATCAGCCCATTCCACCAAGCGCGGACGGCGCTATCGCTATTATGCTTCGCTGAGTCTTCTTAACGGCACGAGAGCGCAGGCCGCCGGTGGCTGGCGGCTACCCGGACAGGAAATAGAACAGGTTGTTGCGCATGAAGCGAACCGGCTTCTCAAAGACCGTAATGCTATCATTTCAATATTGCAGGAAGCAAGAATCGCGGTGCATCACATTCCAGCCGCTCTTGCTACTGCTAAGAATGCTGTTCAATCCGATGCTGCAAGTCTGATCAGGAAATTTGTGCAGCGGGTAGAACTCCGACAGGATAGCATGCGAATCACATTCTCTCTGATGCAGCTCGTATCGGGTGGAAATTCCTCAGCCATTACTACCCGCGATATTCCCATGAAGATGAAACGCCGGGGAGTGGAGATGCGGTTGGTGATTGGTGATACTGGCCCGACGAGAATGGATTCGACGCTGATTAAAGTCATCGCCCGTGCGCATGGAGGATGGCAAGACGTGTTATCGGGAATGAGCATCACGGCAATTGCAGCGCGGGACGGAATTGACCGGGGTGATGTAAACAAGCGATTGGTGCTGGCGTTTCTTGCGCCTGAGATTGTTGAATCTATTATCACTGGCAGACAGCCTGCCGATCTTCTGACCGAAAAGCTCGTCAGGCGCGTCGACCTGCCTCTGAATTGGGCAGAACAGAAGCGCATTCTGGGCTATAACTGAATCTCCAAACGAGGATGCCAAAATGTCTAACAGAGAGAGCTGGGTAAAATCCTCTTATTTTAACGTCCAAGCCACTCTCTCCATCCTCGTTTGCCTGTCGGATAGGCGGGAATTGCGCCACTCAGGGCGCAGGAGCCAAAAAATATCTCTGGCATAAAGAGTTATGGTGCTGCTGAGAGGAATCGGACCTCCGACCCCGTCATTACCAATGACGTGCTCTACCACTGAGCTACAGCAGCACAATGTGCGGTGGGATTAATTACCCTGATTGGCAGAAAAAGCAAGAGAAGCTTATCATAAGCGTATATTTATTTAATATATTGATATAAATCACTTTTTAATCGATTTATGCGCCAATTGCCCAAACAGGCAATAAGTATTTACAATGATAATGCTATTCTGCACAATGAGCCGGTGAGTCATTTTACACAATTACATACGTTGGCACCCGAGCCCGTGTATTCGCCTTCTGCGCCGGATACTGCCCCTAAACGCAGCACAAGCAAGCAACAAAAGAAAGACCGGCTGGCCAAAGCCCTTAAGGAGAATCTGAAGCGCCGTAAACAGGTTAGCAAAAAGGCGCCGGCGGCCCAATGAGTCGTATTTCCGAAGAGAAAAAGAAGCATAAGAAGAAGCTGGAAAAATTAAATCAGATGCAGCTGGAATTGTTTTATTTCCTGCGTCTGCGGCGTACTGAAGATGCGCGCATCCGGGGGGAGGAAGAGGAAAAGAAATCCAAGGCCGCCCGCAAAGAGGACAAAAAACTGGACGACAAGGTGGCTACCATACGCAACCGCGTGACTGGTCAGAAACGCATTTCCCGCGAGCGTTGGAACCGGTTTGCTGGTACTGGTGAGTCCGGGGGCAGGGGGTTATAGCGATGAACCGTACATTGTTGATTATATCGTTGCTGCTGGCGGTCACTGGCTGCGTATCGCGCAAGGAAATGGCGGACAGGACTAAAATCGTGGCGTCGGCCGATCGTGCCATTACCTGCCATGCCGGTGAAGATTGCAACGAGAAATGGCAGCGCGCACAGCAATGGGTGAGCACCAATACGACCTCTGAGGTAACGGCGCAAACCGATACGCTGATCGAAACGGCAGGGCCATCAGGATTGTTTGATGACCGCCTCGGGTTTACCGTGACGCAAAAGCTCCTCAAAAAGAATGCAGAGCAGCAGACTGCTGGGGCGATGCCGGATACTTATGAAATCACCCTCTTTACCCACTGCAATAACTGGTTTGGGTGTACGCCTTCATCGCTGGATGCGCGGGCGGATTTCGCCACGTTTGTCATCGGGCCGCCGGTGGCAAAGCCGGTGCTGGGTGTAAAGGTGATCCCGGTTACGCTGGAGATGGCGCAGAAGATGGAGATGCCGGCAGCGCAGGGTGTGGCAGTCACGGCCATTGTGCCGAACTCGCTGGCGGATAAGGCGGAGCTATCCGAGGGCGATATTATCATGCATTATAAGGGCGTACTGATCCTGACGGAAGGCATGCTTACGGAACTGGTAGCCAATGGCAAACCGGGGCAGCGCGTTCCCATGGACATCATACGCGGCAGGGCGCACCAGACGGTGGTTATCGATTTCCCTGCTGCCACTTCGAAATAACAGCCGTCAGCGCGTTCTCGATCTGCACCGCTACGCCTTCAATGGAGTAATGGCTTTTGGCTTTTGCGAATGCACTGGCCGCAAGGTCGGCCGCTAGTTTCTGGTTATCCAGTAATTTGACCATCGCTGCTGCCAGTGCAGCTGCATCGCCCATTTTAACCATCAGCGCATCGACATCCGGCGTAACGATATCGCGGGGGCCTTCGCTGTCGGTGGTGACGACCGGCGCACCGTGCGTGAACGCTTCCAGCAGCACGATACCGAACGGCTCGTGCAGCGATGGCAGGCAGAACAGGTCGATATGGTTATAAAATGATTTTTTGTTGGTAACCCAGCCGGGGAAGGTCAGCACATCGTCAAGCCCGGCGGCGGATGCCCGGCGTTTCAGATGTTTTTCTTCTTCGCCGGTGCCGCCGAGGACGGCTTTAAATGCGTGACCGCTGTCTTTCAGGATTTTCAGGGCGTCGATATACACATCAAACCCCTTTTTCTTCACCATGCGCCCCATCGTCCCGATGACCGGCGGCTGGTTACGTGCGCCCCGTTTCGGCAATTCATGGCAGCGGATCATGTTGGGGACATGATAGATGCGGTCTTCAGGAACACGCAGCGTTTTTACAAAATTGACCAGGTCATGCGTGATGGTAATCACGGCGTCGGCGCGCCTTAACCGCCGCGCCCGGCCAAAATAATTATGCGTGATGCCGACCAGCGGGCAGATGCCGTTATCGGCTTTGCGGGCCAGTGCAAAAGAGCGGTGCGTATGGGTGATGGCAACATCGGGTTTTATGGACCTTAAATGGTGCCGGAGCCGTTGTATGGCAAAAATGTCATGCTCGCCGAGGTTACGCATGCTAATGATTCTAACGCCGAGCGTTGCAAGCTGCGCATTCACCACGGCTTTGGGGTGGGTAAACGCGATAACTTCATGGCCCCGGCCTTGCAGCGCTTCGCAATAATCGACAAAGGCTTGCTCGATTCCGCCGGCGATGGCGCTGAACATGATGTTGACAATTCTCAT